CCCACCCCTCGCCCCAAAACCCACACCAAACAGGCGAGTACTACACACCAGNACNCCANACGGGCGAGTATCCCACACCAGTACTACACACCAGTACTACACACCAGCACACCAAACAGGCGAGTACTACACCAGTATCCCACCCCTAATCGTCGCCCACACCAGTACCACACACTTGACAAACTATCAACCCATTATGTACATTGCGGCGATGGCTACTGCAAAGCAACTGGAGCGGATACCCAACGGCTGGGAGACGGCTAGTGGATTAACGCCTAAGATCAACATGTTATGCGAGAAGGAGGTAGTTTCTGAACTATGTGAGAACATAGAGCAGGGGTTAGCCCTTGAACTTGCATTGGATTTATCGGGTGTACCGATTGAGGCTTACCGAGAGTGGAGCACCTTAGCGGGGGAGCAGAAGACGCCTTATGTATGGGCTATTACTATGATGCGGAAGGCGCGTGCGAGTTATTTATACAGCACGTTATTGGATTTGAACATGAGTGATGAGAAGATGTGGCGTAAGTACATGGAGATATTGAAGCACCGTGACAAGGACAACTGGGGTGGTGACGGGATGGATGACAGTTCAGAGGCGATTCCACCGGAGTTCATGTAATTTTTCTGCCCTCTACATTTCTGTCACCTGCGCTTGCATTTCTGTAGCTTGACTGCCATCGCTGTGGGGGAGCTGTTATGAGTTTCTGGCGGAAGGATGCCCCGGTTCTGAACGAACGGGGTCAGGTGATGATGGGTGGGATGTGGCCTAGTCAGCGGAAGGCTTGGGAGAGNCACAGTTTCATTAAGGCATTTGTTGGTGGGTACGGGATAGGGAAGTCGTCGACTTTGTCTAAGCGGCTGATAGCGAGTGCGATATATAACGCGCCGAATCCGGTGATGGTAGTGAGTCCGAGTTATCGGATGGCTAACAGGACGATTGCGTTGGCGGTGCGGCATTTGCTTGAGGGGCGGAAGATCAAGCATCGGTACAACAAGAGTGAGAACGAGTTTAAGGTATACTTTGCGGGTCGGGAAGCGACTATCTGGATTGGTTCGGGTGAGCATCCTGATTCATTGAAGGGTCCGAACTTAGCGGCGGCGTATCTGGACGAGGTTTTTCTGATGGACAAGGAGGTTTTTGACCAGATGCTTGCGCGTGTTCGTGCGCCCTCTGCGAAGCTGCGGGAGATATGGCTGGCGGGGACGCCGGAGAATCTGAATTGGGGTTATGATGTATGCGCGGGGCATTTGAAGAAGAACTATGACATTGATGTATACAATGTAGGGACGCGGGAGAACAAGGCGCTACCTGTTTCGTTTCTGGAGACATTGTATGCAGCGTATGATGAGAAGACCCGTGAGGCCTACATTGAGGGGAAGTTTGTCAATCTGACTTCGGGATTGATTTATCATTCCTTTGATCGGTTGAAGCATGTACAGAAGCTGGATGATCCTGGCGGGGAATTATTTATTGGCAACGACTTCAATGTTGACCCTATGTGCGGGGTAATCTTTTGGGTGCGTGGGGATCACATGCACGTGATGAAAGAGATTGAGTTGAAGGGTTGCTCGGACACGGTGGAGTTTGTGCATGAGGCCTGGCGGGAGTCGGGACAGCGGGCAACGCGGTTTTACCCTGACCCATCGGGGATGCAGCGGAAGACGAGCGCTGTGGGTGGTGTAACGGACATTACTTTGATGCAGGCGGAGGGTAAGGTCTTGCAGCGCAGCGGGCAGCCATTTGAAGTGCGGGCACGGCGGCGCACACCCCCTCGTCGGGACAGGTACAACGCGGTAAATGAGATGCTTCGGCACGATAAGTTGACTATTGATCCGAGTTGTGAGAGCCTTATCAAATGTTTGACGCTTGCAACACACGAGGGTTTCGCCAAGCATGACGGCCTTGACCACATGCCTGATGCGTTAGGGTACTCGATTGAGTTGGAATTTAGCTTACAGTCTGTGGTACAGCAGGGACGTCGTTGGTATGGTGCATAGGGGTAGACATGGACATTGAGAAGTTACTGGACAAGCATGACGAGAACGAAGAGCACCATGAGGAATGGGAGTTATTCCGTCGGTCGTATGTAGGGGGTCAGGAGTACCGCGAAGGCGAGTATCTGATTAAGCATGCGATGGAGACGAACACAGCGTTCCGCAATCGGGTAAAGCAGGCGATGTTCGTAAACTACTGCGCGCCTATTGTGGACATTTACACAGCGTACTTGTTCAAGGAGCGTCCTAGTCGTGACATAGCGGGGATGGACGGTGAGGCATTCAAGCAGTTTCTGTTTAATGCGGACTTAGAGGGTCGGAGTTACGGCAAGCTGATGCGGGAGTTAAGCCGCTGGGCATCTGTGTTTGGTCACATGGGTGTGATAGTAGACAAGCCGGTATCTGACGGGGCAAAGAGCCGCGCAGAGGANCTGGCATTTGGTGTACGCCCATACATCAGTTACTACAAACCGAGTGCGATCATCAACTGGGGCTGGGAATTGAATTATTCAGGNCCACCGGTGTTGGCGTTCTTGGTATTACGCGAGCCGGAGTTGAAGGAAGATGTTGACCTGTATCGTATATGGTATAAAGACCGCTGGGAATTATGGGAGAAGATTGAGGTTGATGGTCAGCCTGATGAAACCACACTGGTTGACTCAGGTGAGAATCCTTTGGGTGAGATACCCTTTGTTCTCGTCCGCAATCGAGATAGCCTTGACCGGATGGTTGGTGTATCGGACATTGCCGATGTAGCAGCGATCAACAAGCGCATTTACTACTATGACTCTGACGCATTGGAGATCATTGAGCGCACGGCATACCCATTCCTTGAGGCACCGGTGGATACGATGCGAGGCCGCAACAGTGAGGACACGGTTGTTGGCACCTCGAATGTATTGGAGCGTGACATTGCTGATGGCTTAGGGCATCGGTACATTGAGCCGAGCCACGCATCGTTGCAGCGGATATTGGAATGGCGCAATCAGGCGGTACAGGACATCCGGGAAGCGGCGAAGATGGGTGGTATGACGGCTACTGCCCGTCAGGGATCGGCAGCCTTTTCTGGTGCGGCCTTGGACATCAAGTTCCAGCAGTTATCGGCCATTCTGTCGGACAAGGCAGAGAACATGGAGCATGCGGAGACGAACATTCTGCGGCTGGTGGCCAAGTGGGAGAACCTTGATAGTTCTGCTGAGGTACATTATCCCCGTAAGTTTGGGATCAGGAATGTGATTGATGATTTGGATCAGGCATTGCGTGCGAAGGAAGTCATCATCAGTCCGGTGTATGACAAGTTGATGCAGAAGAACATTGCCCGCAGGACTTTGGCGGATATGGGGTATACTTCGGAAGACATTGTTGCGGCGGAAGATGACATTGACAAGTATGATTATGTACCCACTGCCCAGCAGATGACAGCCACTGGTGGTATGAACGGGGTATCTGTCATTCAGACGGCACAGCGGGGCGCAGATGCACAGGCTGCTGCGAAGTCGGCCACGGTAGAGCAGACGTCCGCTGATCCAACGAGCGACACTGTTGCCTAACTGACATGCTGTTACTACGCAAAGCAGGTGGAGGAGGGGGTGGCGGAGCAGCCACAGCCATAGGCTCGGCGCTCACCGGTGCCACTCCCGGCTCGATATTGTTTGCGGGTGCTGGCGGGGTACTGGCGCAGGATAACACCAATCTATTTTGGGATGCTGCCAACGCTCGGCTGGGTATTGGTACAGCCACGCCAAACAATAAGCTGCACATACCTGGGCTATTGAGCTTCGATGATGCCAAGTTCAATGTAAACATCGGCTCTGGTAATGCTCCAGCGCAAACAACAGGCACACGCAATTTAACAGTGGGCAGGCGTTGTTTGGAGCTAAATCAAACAGGGAATAACAATGTAGCCCTNGGCGATTTAACGCTGAACAAATACCTGGGCAGTGATTCGGTTGCCGTTGGGGCNATGGTGCTGTTGAATGATGTGAGTNCGGGTGTCCCTAACATTGGCATGGGTACACAAGCGTTGGGGGCAAATACTACAGGGCAAGCCAATATTGCTGTGGGCCACCTTTCAATGCTTAACAACACCACAGGTCAGTACAATGCGGC